TAATGACGGCTCCAACATATCCATTGACGGTTCCAGCGTCACCCTACTACTCAAAATCTACATGGGCTTTGCAAAGAAAAACGGCTATTTCATTATCACCGTTTAGTGGCGCACAACAAGTTTTTGAATATGATTATGCGCTTTGGAGTGCGACAGTAACTTTGCCGCCAATGCTACGATCTGATGCTGGAAATTGGCAAGCGTTCATTCTTAAATGTCATGGCAGGGTAGGAACCTTTTTGATTGGAGACCCAGATGCAAGAACACCAAGAGGAAATATCAGCGGATCAGTTACGTTGGGGTCAAACGCCTCTATTGGAGATTATACTGTCACACTTGCAACCAGCCAAACGAGCCAAGTTAATGTTTTTCGTGCTGGCGATTATATTCAGTTTGGAAGTGGTGCTACATCTAAGCTCCATATGATTGTGGATGATGCAAACTCAGATAGCAGTGGGAATGTAAATGTCAACATTGAGCCAGCTATAAAAACTGCTGTTTCATCTGGGCAGACAGTTGTTTACAGCAACCCAAGGGGCGTTTTTAGAATGGTGAACCCAGAAATTAGTTGGGACGCGGACGAATTGAGTAAATACGGTATCTCATTTGTTATCATGGAAGCACAGTAATGGATAATTTAGGACTCCATGATTTATTGTGGGTTGCCGCGACAGGTTTGATAGCGTTTTTTGTGAAAGCCATCTGGACGAAAATTGAAACGCTGGATAAAGAAATGAAAGAGGTATCAATGATGTATGTGCGGCGTGAGGACTACCGCGATGACATCAGAGACATCAAAGATATGCTCGGCAAGATATTTGATAGATTAGAAACAAAGGCAGACAAATGAATAAGAACAGATTTATCAAACAGATGAGATTCCATGAGGGTGTGCGTAGCAAAGTCTATAAAGACCACTTGGGGATAAGTACTATAGGCGTGGGAAGGAATCTAGAAGATAGGGGGCTATCTGAGGATGAGATTGACTACCTGTTGGCAAACGACATCCAGATAGTTGAGAACGAGCTTGATAACGGCCTATCGTGGTGGCGGGATTTAGATGAGGTTCGGCAGAGGGCATTGGCAGACCTTGCTTTCAACATGGGTTTGCCGCGCTTGCATGGCTTTGTCAAAATGCTAGATGGATTACAGCGCAGAGATTATCACGCCGCCGCTGATGAATTGCTTGATTCCAAGTATGCAAAACAGGTTGGCGCACGCAGTGAGCGTGTCGCGCAAATGATTAGAACAGGCGAGGATAGTACGGATTTCTGATGTATGAGTACAAAATAAAAGAAGTCGCCAAAGTGGTTGATGGAGATACGGTTGATATAATAATCGACCTTGGATTTGGCCTTACCAAAAAAGAAAGGGTAAGGCTTGTCGGAATAGATACGCCTGAGTCCAGAACAAGAGACTTAGAAGAAAAAGAACTAGGTTTGGATGCCAAGGATTTCTTGCAAAGACGCATGGCGGATTGTGAAAAGCTATGGGTCAGGACAGAAAAAGATGGCAAATATGGTCGGATGCTTGGCGAGATTTGGTGTGGTGTTACGAACATCAATGAAGAAATGGTTAGCCGTGGGTATGCTTGGGAATATGATGGCGGCAAAAAAGAAAAGAATCTAGATGATTTGCGAACCATCAGGGGGATTATCTAATGGAAGGGTTTTTGATTTTGCTGGGAATCGGGTTGGCTCATCAACATTTTTCAAAGCCAGATATTGCGATTGACGCAGAGGTTCAAAAGCAAATTGCTTATAATATACAATGGGAAAGCAAAGGAAACTTTGTGGCAACATATGGCGATATTGATTGGGTCATTATAACGGATGATTGATGCACACCACACAGTTGAGGTGTCATACGTTATGGCTATCACTATGTGGGGTTTTACAGGTAAAGAATGGCAATTTATTGGAAATGAAATCGTTTTACAACAAGCCATGACAGAAGCGCAGTGCGAATATTTGATTAGCGAGGAGATGTGGAAAGCAAACTATCAAAATGAATATTACAGGTTGATGGCACATTGCTTGCCACAAAAATGATATGGCAGATGAAACCAAAAAAAAGATACTGAACCTTGATGTGGGGGAAAATAGCTTTGAGCTTATCTTGCGTATTCTTGGAAATGAATTTGTTGCGATAAAAATCGGCTCCACAAATTTTAGCGGCAAGTTAATAGCTGGTGGTGTTTTACTATTGTTTTTCACTTTTATGATTTTGGAGGTGTTTGGTCTATCACAGGTCATGGGTGTTGAGTGATGCCAAAGCTCAATGAAAACACAGAACTTGCAATGCCGATCCGAAATCTGATTGCGTTGGTTGCGGCGGCAACGCTTGGAACGTGGGCTTATTTCGGGGTTATTGAGCGACTAAATACGATTGAAAATAAAATTATACTCATACAGGCAGACTTAGAACAGAACACAGAGTTTCGTATTAAATGGCCCCGTGGAGAGGCAGGGAGTTTACCCCAAGATGCCGAACAGTATATGCTCATTGAGCATCTATCTGGAGAATTAGAAAAGCTGGCGGAGAGCATAGAATCTGGCAATGCACCCGTGGATCAGCAACAAAAGTTGATTTTAGAGTTTTATGATAGGCGACTCACAAAAATTGAGGACAACATAGAAAAGTTGACGAACAAATGATTGAGCTGACGTTTGTATTACTGCTGATGGTAGGGCCAGAAAACAAGGCCATTGAATATACGCCTTACAAAAATTTGTCAGAGTGCTTGAGGGTGCGTAGGAAAATCAAAAGAAATGTCGGGCCATCACCCAATTTCGACAAGCGATGGTCATGTAAAGAATTGCGGGTGCGTATGTCACAGGGTGAAATATTAGAGATAATGGACACAGAAGAATGATACAGTTTTTAGGGCCGATAGCCAGCCTTGCGGGTACATGGTTAGAGGGTAAGGTAGAAGAGAAAAAAGCGGTAGCAGGGGCTAAGATTGCAAGAGCCAAGGCCGAAGCTACCATTGCGGAGAAACAGGCCACAGGCGAAATCGACTATGATTTGACCGCCGCAAAGCAGATGGAATCAAGTTGGCGTGATGAGTTTTTTTCATTGCTGTTTGCAATTCCAATGGTCTTGGCATTTTGCGGTGAGTGGGGCAGAGAGATCGTGTTTAGTGGGTTTGAGGCGTTGCAACAGATGCCTCAGTGGTATCAGGTGTCGTTAGGAGCCTTGGTCGCTAGTAGCGTAGGAATACGCGGGATAACCAAGTTCTATGGCAAGAAAAAATAATGTCTGGCAAGAAAAGCCGCACAGGTTTGTCTAACGTACAGAACGTGCGTCTGGGCGGTTTGATAGCTGTTTTATCAGGCCGTGACCCCTATGATTTTATTCTGGATGGATTACTGCATGACGGATTCGTGGAGCGGCACGGCAACAAATTAGAGATTACGGATAAAGGCATGAGAGAAAAAGATCGGCTTGTAACCCTTGCTGGCCTTATGGTCGAGAAAAATAATATGCACCAAATATAATTTTTTTTGCTAACGGTGTTGACATATGTAAACCTAATAATTAGATTCTAATTATCGACCAAACCTTTACGGAGAAAAAAATGCTTTACCAAATTCACCAATTTCAAACTGAGGGTCATATTGCTAACGGAAACTGGGTTGACCAAAATGTTGCAAAGGCTCATGCAGATGCAACGATCTTTGGCGAGGTTTCTTCTGATGTTTTCAATACTCATTATCGCAAGGTTGCTTTGGTAGATGCTAAAAACCTTGATGAAGTTTTTGAAATTGGCAACATCCGTCATCATAAAATGACTTATCTTGACAAGGCTCATTCAATCTCTGTCGGGGATGTGATTGTTGATACATTGACTCGCGAACATTGGATTGTTGCGAGTTGTGGATTTGAGAAATTA